CGGAACGCCTGTTCTTAAGGTAACACATCCCATAGGATCGTGGATCTGCCTTACAAGCTTCCCAGAAAATAAAGAATAATCTATTTGACTCTCTAAAGTCTGGTGCCCCGACGTCAATCTTAGACCACTGCAAGTACATGTAATGAGTACCACTAATGTAAGTAGGAACGCCTTTGTTATAAAACCAAAAACCTTCCTCCCTGCGGGTGAACTCGTTATCAATGTAATCATACCATCTTTCTTTAAAATCCTCTGGATATTGTTTAAAATCAAATACTGTTTTTATTTTACTTAAAACTTTAGGATATTCAAACTGACTCCATTTATCATCTTTAAACTTATGAATATTTTTTGCTTTTGGTAAAGCTATTTTAAGATTTTGTATTTCATATATTTCACCTATCGTACCGTCTTTACTAATAATAACCATATCATGCTGATCATTATAACCATACTCCCATTTTTTATGTTTATTATATTTTTTAAGAGTACTAGGTGTAATGTAATCTTCTAATATTGTATATAAAGTTTGCTCGTACATTATTTAGACCTCCCTTCTGCAAAACCTTTAAAGTTTGATTTTTTCTTTTCTTCGACTTTAGGTTTGTCTTCTAACATATTTTTTTCTTCTTCAATACGATTAAGTATTTCAAAAGCATCGAATATAGCTAGTTTTTTTGTAGCTGCAGCATTTTTAAGTCTGTCTGCGGAAATATCAGGACCATAATCTATAATAGGTTCTTTAGCAACTTTGATTAACTCTTTAACTGCTACTTGCCCAGCTTGGATTATATTCTTCTTCGTTTCCTTGGTGCTCATATTTAATTACAATATCATTTGATTCCATACAATATAAACGCTTGCCTTCTACTAAAAACTGCCATTCTCTGTTTGGTTTAAAACCAACTAAATCTCCTTCGTTTATATTAAGGTTTTTTAAATTCGTATTACCGTATTTTAATATACCTTTTAATTTTTGTTCTTTATTTGTAGTAAAATCACTCTTATCTTTTATTGGGTGCACAAAACATCTGTTTGCAAATGAGTGCCAACCATCAGAGTTTTTATATAAATATATTTGATCTAAACCTACAAAATAAAGATTATCTTTAAACCATGATCTACTAACTTTTTTATTACCACGCATATCGTAAAAAGTTCTAAATACATTTTGATGTATTACAATAGTATCACCTTTTTTGATTTTTGTTTTAAAAGCAATTGGTGTTTCAATTACTTTAGCTAATCTATTTACAAAAGTCCATGATTCAATTTTAGTATTAACAACTAGTTTTTTATCACCAACTTGTATTTCATTATTGTATTTATCACCTAAAGGCTCTACAATAAAATCATATAAGCTTTTCATTAATACTCTAAATCGTACTCGATTGATATAGCCATGTTAGAGTTAAACTTCTTCCATGGCAATACTTCATCGTTTTTCTTTATGTAAATGTTATAAGAACTATCAGAATCTTCAAATAAAATATGCGATATTTCATGACCACCATAAACTTGTTGGCCAACCGCGTAATGCATTGCATCATTTTTATAATCAGTTCCAATACTGATCTTTCTAATGTTATGCATCTTTTTCTTCTTCCTTTATTTCTTCATAAGTACCATCAGCTAAATTAATGTTAACTTTACCGTACTCTTCCTCTAGTTCTAACTTTGTTTTTTCAATTTCTTCACTAATGTTTTTAACTTGTTGCGCTAAATTGTGTTTTTGTACTTCTAAAACACCAATATTAGTTAAGACATCGTTTAATCTTTTTTGTTGATCAGTTACTTTTTTTAACTGATGATCTGTTATTTTTTTAACTTCCATTTTATTTTAATTTAATTTAATTACTATATATTTAAATAGTTACACTATTTTTTAATGTTTTACTCTTCTTCTTCTGCAGGAGGAGTAGGTGGAACTTCTGCAGTTACTGGCCAACCTAAAAACCCATGTACTGGATTTGTTGGATACACTTCGTTACTACCAAAGTCTAAAGTATCAGTAGTCATAATATCATAACACCAACCTGGATAATATACTGGATTATCTGGATCAGTTGTTTTTGACTCGTCTACTACTTTACCAATGTTAACTACAGCTTGTGTACCGTTGGTATATACCATTTGTGTAACACCTTCTTCTGTTACTTCAGCCCATACACCTGCGGCTACTAATGCTGCTTTACCTACAGCTTCATCTGCAAAATTTGTTTTATAAATTTGTATACTCATTTTATGTTATATTATTTGTTAATTCTGCCATTTCAGAATCTGTTAATGTTCTTCTAAATACTTTTACATCTTTAACTCTTCCGTAAAAATTATTACTTACTGCACTGTCATACGGTATAAAACCAAATTTAAATAAGTTGCCATTAAACGTAAAAGTAGAGTTGTTTGTAAAACTCTGTGAACCATTTACAAAACCAGTAATTTCACCTGATTTATATCTTACAGCTACTTTGGCAAACTTATTTAAAGTTTCTGTTGTTGTTAAACCTACAGCATTGGAAACTGCATTAACGCCAGCTGCTCTTACTTGAATACTCCAATTTGAACCACCACCTCTAAATAATAACACTCTATTATTAGAACTATTTTCTTGAGAAACAACTATACTGGTTTGGTTTGGATTTGTAAATCCTAACTCTGTAAATTCTACATATATTGTTCCTTCTTCATTATTAAAAACTCCTCTTTGACCTGCATTATCACATAATTCTACATTTCGAGTTACTGTAGAACCAGATGTTGGTATATAAGATGTAGCGTAACCTTGTTGTTCAACTTGAAAACCATAATAATCTATATAATTATCAGTACTACCTATATATGTACTTATATCTTTTACTCCTGCATATATATACATTGAGCCTGTTGCGACAGGTGTGGCGCTATAGCTTACACGAAACCAACCGTTAGGATATGTTTCTAATTTTTCGCTGCCTGCAACAATATCTGTACCTGCTAAAGTTATAGATTTAGTTTCAAAATTAACTGTAACATTACTGTTAATTCTTACTGATTGTGTATATATTCTTGCTGTTGTATATCCGTTTCCTTTTTTTATAAAAAATGAAATAGAATGCACAACTCCACTTGTTACCGAAGAAAGTATTGAAGCGTAATGCTGCGCATTGGCAGTTGTTTCTGTTAATCTAAAAGCATTATTTATACCTTCAGGAGATAACACGCTTGTTTTTGTTACTTCTTCTAAACTATACGGATTATTTGATTGTGTAACTAAATTTGTAGACTGCGGTTCGAGCAATAAACTTGGTTTTTGTAATTCTTTTGCTTTACCTATCTCTGTAGTGTAATCTATTCTAGGCACATTTAAATCTACTTCTTTAACTGAAATATCAGAAACTGTTAAAGTACTACTACTTGTATAAAAATAATTTCTATTTAAACCACTTGTATATGTTAAATAAAAAACGTAAGTACCATTAGCAGATAAAGAAGGCGTAATTTGATTACCTACACTCATTCTAAAGGTACCTTGAACATAATTACTTATAGTAAATTTTATCTGATAAGTTTTTGTTGTAGTTATGTTTCTATTCTGTAATTGTACATTAGCACCATTACTTGTAGAATTTGTAAATGTTATAGTTCCGTCAGGATTATTAACGGCTGTTCCAGAAGGTGGATTAGAACTAAAATCAGTTGCAAAGTCTTCTGGTGGTGATAAATTTGTATTAGTAACACCAGATACTTTTATAATACCATTGCAGTCTACATATGTAGCTAGTGTATTTCTTGTAAAATCTAATGGCTGAGGTATAAATGTTTCATGATCTGTAAAGTCACACGAAAGAACGTTACCAGATTTTATTGCTGGTTTATTTGGTACTTCAAAATAATCTTTTAGCATGGTATTGTATAGTTTCCTAACGCTGCCACCATACCAGAGTATGCTGAGTATTGCGTTGATGTTATTGTATATAATTCGTTGTCTGTAAGTCCTCTGTTGTAAGTAGCTAAACTTTTTACTTTTCCGTAAAATGGGTATATATTAACAAAATTAAAATCAATAGTATTAAATTCTGCAGAGGTACTACCTGTTGTTGTAGTTGAATCTATTAATACACCATTAAGATAAACTTTTGAATCACCGCTTTCATATTTAACTGCTATTTTAATAAACTCATTTAGAGGCACAACTGGTGCTCCTACCGCTACAATTAAATCAGTATTATTAAGTTTAGCTCTATACCATATTTCATTGTTATTTGCATCAAAACCTAAAGAAATTAGATTTTGATAATTAGTGTTACCGTTGCTTATAGCTATTAATTCATAAAAAGCGTTATCTGATGTTCTTGCTATTTCTGCATATAAAACACCTTCTGCGTTATTAAACGTATTTGCATTTCCAGCACTTGTACAAGTTTCAGCTACACGAGTTTCTATAGCTCCTGCTGTAGGTATGTAAGATGTTGGGCGTGATAATTCTTCTAGCTGAGCTCCCCAGATTAATATACCACTTATTCCATCTCCTAAAAATGTTACATTACCAGCATCATCTTCCATTGCAACAGTTGGATTTGTTCCTCCACCTGAATTTATAGTCAGTGAACATCTATACCAATCATTAGGTAGAGGCTGTATTTTAGCGCTGTTAAAAAACGTTCCACCACTACCAGCAACAGTTCCATTTGATAAATCAAAACTAGCAAAACCATTACCACTTGATCCTGTGTTAAATCTAAATCTTTTATATCCATTTTGTTTAGCAAAAATAGATATTGTTCTTAAGTTTGTACCGCTTACAGTGGCAGCAAGCAAATGAACTGAGTTAGCGGCATTTGCTACTAAATTAAACGCGTTATTTGTTCCATCAGGGCATATACCTGAATTAGCAGTTAAAGTAGTTTGATTAACTGACCAACCATTGTTAAAATTTTCACTAAAAGGAAAACGATTTGTAGACTGTGGTTCGAGTAAAAGATGTGGACAAGTTGGATTTAATGGTTCGTAATCTAATCTTGGTTTATCGCCTATTACTTCTACTAATGAAAAACTTTTTATAACGACATCACTTCCGTTTCCTGGTAATAAATTAACTCTACCTCCAGCAGAAGTTAAATCTAAAATAAAACTTTTTACACCTGTTGTATTTACAGTAAAACCAGCAGAAAAAAGACCTGTATAGACTTGTAAACTACCAGATATACTTGATATATCAATTGTTGCTTTATACTGTTTAGATGAATCTAAAGTTATAAATTGATAAAGAGCTGAATCATTATAAGTACCTGTAGCATTAGTAACTGAAATACCGTTATCTACATACTGCCACTCTCCATTTATAACCCAATCATTATCTGGATCAACTTGTTTTACTGATACGTTGTCTATTGCGCCTGTAAATAAATCACTGCCTCGACCTTTGAATGCAATTCTATTGTTACCTGAAGCTGCAACTAAATATACTGTATAAGTTCCATTAGCACTAAGCCAACCTGAATTAACAACTGTACCTCCTAGAAATTGAGTTTTTACTTGACCACTAACATAGTCTACTATTGTAAAAACTACTTTATAAGTTTTACCTGCTACAAGCGGTATGGTTTGCACTAATGTAGTATTATCATTTAAACAAGATGCTTTTCCATTTGCTATAATCCAACCTCCTTGTGTGTTAGTCCAATCACTATCTGTTGCAAAATCTCCGTTAGTAACTAACTCTGGTCCTAATTCACTAAAGTCTCCATTTTGTACAAGTTCTGGACCAAAATACCCTACATTTTCTATTAACCCTTGGTGATTAACACGAGTTGCTGCAGAAGCTCTAGAAAATTGAAAGTCTGTATCAATTCTATTAGGAAGTATGTTATGGACGCGCGAGTCTGACACTGCGCTGGGTAGCATTAATAATCCTGGTTTCATAAAAATCTAGTTATATCGTGTTCTGTGCATTGTAATTCTTGATCAGCACCTATCATTTGCATTCTGCTTCTATATGGTATAAATAAATCGTGGTTGTTATACGATGTAAGGTTTGCAAGTTCTGTATCTGTTAAAGCTGTTTTATATACCGCTATGGCATTTAAATTACCTCTATATTCTGCTGTGTTAGTACTAATTCCATTTGTTAAATCCAATTGTTTTAATCCAACAGGCATAGCTACACTTGTATCTACACCTATTCTAACTCCATCAACCCAAAAAGAAGTATTATTTAATTCATATTTTATTGCAGCTTTATGTTTTTGAGTAATGTCAATTCCTACAAAGCTAATAGAAGATCCACTTCCCGCTGTACTTTGGGTATAACCGAGTATAGCAGAAGTTGCACTAGAAGGATACGATATTAAAACTCTATTGTTTCCATTACCCGCATTTATACTAACACCTCTAGCTTGAGCAACTTGATCTTGTAGAGCTTTAGTTTCTATAAATAAAACACCCTCACTGTCATTAAAAGTATCTGTAGTTCCTAAACCAGCATGGAATGCTTTATCTTCATTTCGTGTTACAGTTGAACCTTTCGTGTGTATTAAAGATGTTACATAGCTAGCTTGCTCAACTTGTCTACCGTATATTAAAAATTTTTCTCCTACAACACCATTGCTAAAACTACTTGAACTTGTACCGGATGACATAGCTAACCATTTCATATTACTTTTTGATGCTGCAGAACCTGTTAATATAGTACAAGTAATTCTATACCAATTATTTTTATAAGCTATTATTTCACAATTATAAATATTAGTTGCTGACTGTGATACAGCTCCATTGCTAGATACGGCTACAAAAGTACCTGTGTTTAAATCAAATTTAGCAAATTGATTACCTATATCTTGTTGATAAAAACCTAAGCCAAAAAAATCTCCTGTAACCTTTTTTACATAAGCACTTACAGAATAAACAGTTGTATTTGAAGTTACAACACTTTCTACTCTTGGTTGACCTGTAGCAGTAACTTCAATTTCTTGCGCATTGTTTATACCTTCAGGAGATAAATTATTAGATGAATTAATTTGAATATTTGAGACAAAATTACCTGGAACAGCTTCTGCGTTATTAGAATTAATTACTAAATTTATTCTTTGTGGCTCGGCTAAAATCGATGGACAACCACCATATGGAGGATAATTTAATCTTGGTAAATTTAATATATCAGTTGTTGGTAAATAATCTTTTGTTTTATCGCCTTTTACTACTTGCGCGCCCCATATAAAAGCACTTAAAGTAGCAGGTCCAGCATCTGTAAGTCCATTACCTTCAGAAGGTGCTATAAAAACAGAGTTAAATGTTGAATTTTGATATGCTACAAAAGTATTGGCAATACGATACCAACCGTTTCCAGCGTCTACTATTGTAGCTGATTCAGAGTTTACCGTACCAACAGCAATATTATCTAAATCAAACCAAGCACCCGTTTGAGCACTTGATACGTGAGCTAATCTTATCCATCTTATAGAACTTATATTTTCTTTTTTAACAAAAACAGAAAAAGTATATGTTTGACCTACTTGTAAAGACAATGAATTAGGTCTTATAAGACAAGGAGTAGTACCTCCAGTTGTAATTAAACCACCTTTAAAAGTGTTTTTAGGAGATATTGTTTTATTAACTTCTACTGTCATTGTTTGAAGACCCCAGTCACCGTCAAAATCTTCACTATCTTTAATTAAATTATAAGGTACATCTTCTATATATCCATCTTCATTAATTCTAGTTCCAGTAGTAGAACGTGTAAAATTAAAGTCAGATCCTTGAGTTATTTCTTTTATTGATACAGATTTTAATATACCATTACCTTGTGATAAACTACCATATATTTGTATTCTATTAGTGTCTGCTGTAGCTAATAAATCTACTTCACAAGGTAAATTTATTGGGACTATAGTTCCATCTGAACCAGCAAAACCTGTTCTATATCTTATTGAACCTACTCCTTCAAAAACTATTCTATATTTTGTTCCTACTACATCTGTCCAAGTTCTAAATATAAACTCATTTGAGTCATCAAATGTAACTGTATTATCAGGGTTTAATGTAGGTGGAGATGTTGATAAAGTCCAACCGTTTAATCCATCGGAAAAATCCCCATTAGTTACAAGTTCTGATCCATAAGTGCTAGGGCCACTATATAAAATACCGTCTCCATACATACTGGGAACTGTTAATACTGAAGGTGTTGCCATTATATGTGTGTTGTACGGTTTACATAATTATTATAACAATTAATACTTTCAACTTGTCCAGGTAAAAGAACACTGTTATATTTTACTACTCTATTTCTTAGTTGAGTTACTAAGTCGTTATAGGAATTTCCTCCACGCTTTTGCGTGACGCCTATAGATATATTCATACTATCTTAATGCTAATAAGTTGCTAGCTGTAGTGTTTGTTGCTAATACTCTTTTTACTTGTATTGGTAAGAAAGATCCTGATACTACATTTTGAAATAAATGTTTTTCAGTACCTGTACCCGCTGTCATCATAACTTCAATATCACCACCTGTTCCTACATATACATTTAAATCTGTACCACCAGCAGAATTATTGCTTTGGTATATTTCATATGTATTTCCTACAGCAGCCATAATAGCTGTGTCTAATGTTATTGTGTTAGCGTCAACAACTTGTAATACTTTAGCAACAGCATTTGTCGATGTGTTATAAACTACATCACCACTATTTACATTATAACCATTTGGATTAGTAACTGAATTTAAAAAATCATTAGATGAATCTTTTAATGTTACACCTGTAGTACCAGTAGTTGAAGTACCACTAGTTTTAATCCCTGGCTCTGGTAAATTGATATTATCGTTAGGTATTATTTTAACTGCGTTAATTGATTGATTAGCCATTTTTTATTTTTGTTTAAATATATTACTTGCCTTTTCTGTCGTACGTCCGCCAAAATAGGCTAAGACTACTGCCATCATTACTTTTTCAAACGTATCGTTCCATAGTTCATTTATATGAAATGGTATAGTCTCAACACTGTCTAATATTCCAGCTAATGAAAATATACATATACACCATATTAAAACTAATGGTCGTACGTTTTTTGACATCCATGAATCACTCATAGAGTCAGCTTGCCATCTTGATGTGATGGCTTCAATTTCTTTATTTTGTTGATCGTATATTAATTGTTGTAATTTTACTTTATCTTCAGCTGGTGCATCTGATTTAGTAATAGCTTCAATAGCTTCTTTTGGAGATGTTACACCTTGTAATACATTACCTAATGTAGGATTTATTGCTGATGCAGCACCGAACAATATTTGACCAACAGTTGTGTCTTTAAATTTTTTACTCATGCTTTTCTATATGCTTCTGCTTCCCAAGGTAAATTCTTAGCGCCTTCTTTCATTTGAGCCCTTGAGTATTTTTTACCTTTCCAATATACATAGTTATCATCATAATCAAGATCACCTCTACGCATTTGATCTATATGTACTTTTTCATGCGCTATAACCTCTGGTATTTGATGAGGTTTTAAATCTTTATTTAAAATGATAGTACCATTGTTATTAGCTTTACCCATAACACCTGCTTCCATATCTACATGATATACTGGAGTATTGTCAATTTTATATGGAGGGTTTGTTAATTTAAAAGCCATAATTATTTTTTATAAGGAAATATTTTATTTAACGCATCTCTACGTTTACCGCATCCGCAGCCACCGGGTATAGCATCAGCTAATTTTTTAATCCCGGTAGCTTTGGTGAAGTTTTCAATTGTATCTCCTAATCCTTTAGGTTTAATCATTTTTACATAAATCTACTAACTGTAGCAGCGGTTGCTTTAGCTGCTGAAGCAGGAATTACTACAGTAGATAAAACACCACCTGGATTAGCTGTTACTGCTTTTTGAATACTTTTAGCCCAAGCAGGCCCAGATCCAGTTACTGTAAAAGTGTAATACATTCCACCTTCATCAAAAATAGTTACTCTATTAGCCTCAGAAGCACCATTTTGATCTCCTTGAGCTACAGCAGAAACGTTACCTATTAATAAATCTGTATTGCTACTTCCTATATTTATGTTTTCTTTTTTAATTTTTATAAATTTTATCATTTTTTTTATTTTAAATATTACTTTTTATATTTGTTTTTTCGGTGTGTAGTTAGTTATTTTAACTGTAGAGGTAGGCACAACTGTAGCAACCATACCACCTGGGTTAGCTGTTAAAGTTTTTTGGATGTCTTTCGCCCAATCAGCAGCTGCTGCAGTTGCTGTAAGCTCGTATTGATCCATACCTACGTTTAATATAACAGTGTTAGCACCGGCTAAATTTGAAGTTGCTCCGGCCCAACATGCAGTAATATTTCCTATTAATAAATCTGAATCTGATCCAGCTATATTAATATTTTCTTTTCTTATTCTAATGAAATTTGCCATAATTTGTTGTTTTTTTGAATGTTAATGTTAATGTTAATATTTGGCAGAGTTTTATACAGTTCTCTACTGTTTTTTCTTATATACTTTTTTAACTACTTTTGCATCCATTTTAAGAGCATCTCCACCTCTAGGTTTTCCTGATGGAAAATGACTATCTAAAAATCCTTTATCTTTAAAATCTTTACCATCATGTTTTTCCATAGGACTGTGGTTATTTCTCATAGGTGTACCATAGTTCATACTTGATTTAAAATGTTTTGAAATCCATGGTCTATCTCCTGCAGCAGTTCTTGCTACTGGATTATCGTCCATAAGATTTTTTCTTTCTTGCTTAGCTGACTCCATATGTGGACCTTTTCCGTGTTTTTTATATGGACTCATTTCGCTTGGTGAGTTTCCGTAAGGCATAATATTATTTTTTATTAGTTATTAGTTCATGCAGTGCTTTTGCGCAGCTGCGTTTCTTTTTGCTTTTTTTGCTTCTTTTCTACGAGCATCATCTTCATAACCGTCTGGATTATCATAACCCTCTTTTTTAGCAGGTGAATCATGATCGTGTCTAAGATTTTCTAAATAGTGTAATCTTGCAGAAGCTGTTAAATCTTTGTTATAAGCTTCTTTAGCGTCATAAGCTTCGTCGTGTTTCTTTGAAAACTTAGAGTTTCCAGTGTATTGTCCGTAGTATCCTTTATGTCCCATGTTTTAACAGTTTTGACCAGGAGGGCAGAAATTTGCCTCCACTTGATTAGTTACTTTATTTTCTTTTTTTTTGTTTTTATTTTTTTTCTTTTCAGCTATATGCGAACCTATATCAGCAACAGCTTGTCCAATTTTACCAAACATTTCTGAATACATTGCTGCTTTTGGTACATAATAAGCACCTGCTATATCACCTCCTCCTTCATAACCTCCTTGATCAAGCGGTGACATTTCTGGAGCGCCCTTACCTATAATTACACCTACTTTTCCTGGATATTCTTGTTCTTTAATAGATTTATCAGTTACTGATTGAGTAGCGTGCATTAATTTTTTTTCAGAATCAGACATAGGTTTAGGTTCTGGTTTTTGTACAGGCTTAGCTGGTTTTTCTACATTTCTTAATGGATTTTTACCGCAAAACTTTTTACTAAATGGTGAACTCATAATTATTTATTTGCGTGATATGCAGCTAAGGCTTTTTTAGCATCTGCTTCAGATGAAAAACCGCTTCTCCATACACCACCTTTTTTATTATTTAAGATGACATATTCGCCACCTCTTTTAACTATACATCCACTACCGCCTTCAGATTCAGCACAACCTTTACCAGCTTTTAAAAATGGACTTGAATATTGTACGTAACCCATAACTATTTATATACTTTAGCTCTTTGTGAAATTGGCATAGCATCATAGCTACATGGATATTTTGATACTTGCATAGGTGTTATACCTGAGCTAGAACCAATTCCCATTGGAAAACCTTCTTTACTAAGTGGTCCTTCCCATATAGCGTTTTCCCCTATTTGACCTTCAAGTTTAGGATTTTTTTTGATTTTTTCTATATCGTGTCTCATAATAATTTATTTATTTACTACCTGTAGGATTATCACGCATGTATGCTTTCATGCTAGTTTCACCTGTTCTTTTTTTAAACTCTTCGTAGGTTTCTCCTCTTTTAGCTGGAGAATTATGAGCTTTTTTAGCTTGTGCTAGCTCTTTTTGTAAGTCCATCAAATCAGACTTTAATTCATATACTATATCTGGATCTCCTCCTTCAGATTTTGCTTTTTCTATTTCTGCTTTTTTAGCTTGTATCTTTGCTTGAACATCATCATGCATCATAATACCAGAACCCATAACAGCCATATTTCTAGCATTTTGATCACCAAAAATACCCATACCAACTTGTTGAGTCATAGGATCAAAACCACCTGTCATTATTTGCTGAGACATATCTGGTCTATACATTGTATTACTACCTAGTGGTTGTATATTTTGCTGAGCCATTTGTTGCTGAGCTAAAGCGTTCGCGTTTGTTAAAGCATTAATACTTGGATTTTTGCCCATTCTACCAAATATATTAGTTGCATTAAAATTTAACGCTGCTTTTCTACGTTGTGATGTATGCTCTGTAGAAGGTCTACCATGAGCATTTACCATGTGATTATCATAAGCAGACTCGCTTTTACTTTTTAACATTCCGTGATCTAAAAACTCACCATCAACTTTTATTTTACTCATCTTGTTTTATCTTTGTTTAAATTATAAATTGCTTTTGTCATTACTTTATCCATATATGAAGTACCAGTTATTATTTTATTTCTACT